TACAAAAGCTTATCTATGATTACAACTGGCAATCAAAAGAATGTTCTCGTATAGAAAGAATCTTAAATAAGATTGATGGGCCGACTGATGTTAAAACGACACAATACGGCATAGAAGCAACGTTACCTAAGCCCAACACAAGTGTTAAGAGTAAAACCGAGATAGATAACATGGGGAAGCGTGAAAAACGTCAGTATGAGCGTTATATCAAGTTTAAGAGCAATGTCGAATTTGTTGAAAGTCTTGCAGATTATGTTGATGATGAAAGACAACTGACTGTTCTTGATTGTATGATGGATGGTATGTCGTTTAGGAGTATAGCATCGCACTTAGGTACGAGTCATTACAAGGTGGGAGAAATCAAAGATGAGTTACTTGATCGCATTTGCCGAGAATGTCAAATCAGCCAATTATGACAAATATGCCATATATGCCAATTTTGACAGCGTATTTTTCAAAACATTATACTGGGGGTAGGAACGGCCAGGCTAAAACGCCGGCATAATTTCCTTCTTTGGTAAGGTGCCCGCACAATCGGTGTAGGCACCTTTTAATTTGTTAAACAAAACAATTAATGTGAAAATACTTCTAAATAATTGCAAATAATCGGAAACTATAGGATAATAGGACTGTAAAATACCTAAGAAGGAGTTGTTATGTATGGCGAAAGGAAAGAAACCTATTCATAAGAAATGGTGGTTTTGGTTAATTGCGGTCATCTTATTCTTCGGAATCATTGGTGCTATCACTGATGATGAGGTTGCAGAAGAACCAGAACAAGAACAAGAAGAAACAGGCAACGTAGATGAAGAAGTATCTACCGAACCAGAAGATGAGCCAGAAACTGAACCAGAGCCGGAGGAAGAACCGGAAGTAGAAGCAGAGGAACCAGCGGAAGATGACGAACCAGAAGAAGAACCTGAGAGTGATGACGTTCCGAGAGAACACCGCAATGCTTTACGTGCTGCTCAAAATTACATCGACATTATGGCCTTCTCGGAAAAAGGATTGTATGATCAGTTAATATCTGAGTACGGTGACAACTATCCAGAAGAAGCTGCGCAATATGCAGTAGAAAATGTTGAGGTAGATTACAACGAAGAAGCTTTACAATCAGCGGAGAACTACCAAGATGTCATGCCGATGTCTGATCAAGAATTACTAGATCAATTAACATCTGATTATGGTGATCAATTCACACAAGAGCAAGCGCAATACGCTCTTGATAACTTACCAGAATAATTTATTAGAAAGACATCTCACATTGAGGTGTCTTTTTGTTATGGTAATCTCAACCAATGAATGATAAACTTTTATGTATATATACATGAGGGGGTTGGTTGTGTGCGCAAGGTATTGTTTGTTTTATTGTTTTTATTTGTTTTAGTTTTAACTGGATGTGATTCAAATGAGGTGCAGACAGGTGAAAGTGATTCAGAAAATAAAAGCTTTAGTATAACTGATCATGCTTTGAAAGAAAGAGACGAATTTATAGAATCGTATAACGAAATTATAAGTAATTCAGAAAACAATGATGACTACATTGAAATAAGTAATATCCAGGAGCCTAACTTAAACGAAGAAGGTCATTACATTCAAACTTTACTAAATGGCGATGGTAAATCGATATCGGTTACTTATTCAAGTGACGGAGAATTAATGGGTTATTTCACCAATGAGATAACTGAAGAAGGCTTGCCAATCAATGTATCGTTTGTTACTGTATCAGCTTTAGATTTAGACATAAACAATTACGGTGATACATTCTCAAGGACTGTGGAAACAGATGAGATATTAAACTCTGAATCATATCAAGACAGTGGGTACAAGGTGTTCTTAACGTACTCTGAGGTTGATGATAAGAGAATGGTATTAATGACAATTAATAAGGTGGACTAAGACATCTCAATGAGGTGTCTTTTTATTATGCGGAAGGAGCCGATTAATCATGATAGCCAAATGTTCCAACTGTAGTAAGATGACAATGGTTAAATTTAAAAATCAGCAGCACCCGAAAGGAATTCAAGAGACGCACTTCAAGTGTCAGCATTGTAACAAGCGCTATACTTGTTATGTGACAAATCAAGCTGTAAGAGCTAAACAAAGAGATATTAAGAACTTAACAGGATTGAATAATGCGGATGAACGAACAAAGCTACAACAAGAAGTTAACCAATGTATGGATAAACTGAAAAGCGAGTTGACGAACGATGGCACATAAATCTAAACGACCATGCGCAATTATTAGTTGTAATAACTTAACGACTAAGGCCTATTGTGATCAACATGATTTTAATCAACGGGGTGTTTACGATAAAAATTACAACCAGTATCAAAGGGATAAACAAACAGATAGCTTCTATAAGTCAAGGGGGTGGCAACGGCTTAGAAGGCTTGCTTTCGAAAGAGATAAAGGATTGTGTCAGCGATGTTTGAAACAAGAGATATTAAAGCAAGCTGATGTCGTCCACCACATTGTTGAGGTAAAGGAAGATTGGAACAAGCGGTTGGAATTATCTAACTTGGAAAGCCTTTGTCATCGTTGTCACAATGCGATTCATAAGCAGATACCCCCGGGGTAAGTTTTTTAGGCCTTGGTACCGTAGAGCGTAGCCCCAGTCAAGCGCACACAAAAATCCGTTTTTGAAATATTTTTTAAAGGAGGTGTAATTCATGGCTGGAAGAAATAAGCAACCATTATCAGTTATTCAAGGAAAGGGTCGCTCGAATCATTTAACAAAATCAGAAATAAAAAAACGGCAACAGCAAGAAGATGCCATGCGTGGATTTACAGATAAAATTGATCCACCAACGTATCTCACGAAAAAACAACGAGATGATTTTGAAAAAATCGCAGTTGAACTTTTGAGATTGAATATTTTTTCTAACTTAGATGTTGATAGTTTAGCAAGATACATCGACTCTAAAACACAATATCTTGAATTGATTAGACATATAAAAAGAATTAAACCAACAGACTTCATCGAAGAAAACGGTAAGAAAAAAGCTTACGCAAATGAAGACTATGCAAAATTAATGCGAGTTAAGAATTCTCTTTTCAATGAATGTCGTTCAGCAGCATCCGATCTAGGACTAACAATTACATCTCGATTGAAATTAGTTATTCCGGATAACGGTAAAAAAGATGAAAACAAGTCAGAGTTTGAAAAGAAGTTCGGTGATGTATAGATGCATAACGTTGCTGAAGAAACCGGGTTAAGAGTTAGATTAATAAAATATAGTGAAGATGTAATAAACGGTGATTTAGTTGCTTGTCAAAAACACAAGTGGGCTTGTCAGCGTTTTTTAAATGATTTAGAAATAGAAGGCACAGATGAATTTCCTTATATTTTCGATGAAGGAAGAGGAGAGTTATTCCTTGATTGGATGCGCCTTTTTAAACATCGAAAAGGTGTACTTGCTGGTCAATATATCGAACCGCATATCATTCAAGAATTTAACTTCGGAAATATCTACGGATGGGTTCATAAAGATACCGAATTAAGAAGATTTAACAAGGGTTATTGGCAAGTTGGTAGAAAGAACGCAAAATCTCAATCGCTTGGCGCATCAGGTAGTTATGAAGCTTCAGCATTTGGCGAACCTTCAGCTGAAGTATATTGTGCTGCTACTAAAAAAGACCAGGCTAAAATTGTTTGGGAAGAAATCGAAGCAATGATTATGGGTAATCCTGATTTGCGTGAACGATTTAAGGTCGCTTACGGAACTATTACTCATTTAAAAAGCGGATCTATAATAAAGCCTTTATCCAAAGAAGATAGAAAAACAGGTGATGGAACAAACCCGAGTGCTTTCTTTATTGATGAGTACCATGCACATGAGACGATGGAAATTTATGATATTGGTGATTCGGGTATGGGAGCAAGAACGCAACCGTTACTTATGATTATCACAACTGCTGGCTTTGATTTAAGCAAACCTTGTTATCGTGTTGAATATCAATATGTGTCAAGAATATTAGATCCCAATGATCCAATAACGAACGATAATTATTATGTCATGATAAATGAGCTGGATAAGGGTGATGACATTAAAGATGAAAAAAACTGGCCCAAAGCAAATCCTGTTCTTTGTTCTTATGAAAATGGCATTGAATATTTAAGAAAACAATTAAAAGTAGCATTGGATGTGCCGGAAAAAATGCGAAACTTCTTAACTAAGAACATGAATATTTGGGTTGATGCTAAAGAAAATGGATATATGGATATGTCTAAATGGAAAAAATGCGAATCCGAAAAAATTGATTTAAGACAATATCCCGTTTGGGTAGGTGTCGATTTATCAACAACAACTGATTTAACAAGTGTCGGTTTAGTTTTTCGACTAACAGATAATAAATTTGCGATAATTCAGCATTCGTTTATGCCAGAAGATAAGCTACAAGAAAGAATTAATAGTGATCGTGTTCCATTTGATTTGTGGGAAAAACAAGGCCATCTCACAACAACACCGGGAAGTGTAGTTGATTATAGTTACATCGAACAATATATAATTGATTTACGAAACGAAGGATATGATATACAAGAAGTTAATTATGACAAATGGAACGCTACACATTTTGCTCAAATGATGGAAATGCAAGGTTTTGAAATGGTGGAAATTCCACAAATGCTAAGGCACTTATCAGGACCAACAAAAGACTTTCGTAAATTTGTATACAGCAACAATATAATCCATTTTAACGATCCTATATTGACATGGGCAATAAGTAATGCAGTACAAAAGCAAGACGCTCAAGAAAATATTATGTTAGATAAATCAAAATCAAAAGAAAGAATAGACCCAATCGCAGCAGTAATTAACGCATTTTCTCGTGCTATGACAAATGAAACAAATGATCTAAGCAGTCACTTTTTAAATAATTGGTCCATGTAGGAGGTAATTAATATCGCAAAAACAATAGCAAACTTTATAACAAGCTTTTTTACAGTATTCTTCACCAAATGGTTGGAGGATTTTTTAATTTTTGCAGGCATTATATTAGCTGTGGTTAACACATATTTGATATCTGTGATTGACGCAAATATCTTAGCAGGTAACTATGTCCTTTCAGTAGTACTGATTTTAATTGGGATAATTATTGCTAGGAGGTGAAGGAGGTGATGAACATTGATTTTCAAACAAGCTTTAGCACCTAAAGGTGAAACAACGGATTTAACAAATCCAGCTCCTTGGTTTCTAAATATTTTCGGACACGAATCTTCAACTGGTGAGAAGGTGACGGTTAATTCTGCTTTAGGTGTTCCCGCAGTTTACACTTGCGTCAATATTTTAGCGAACAGTATCGCTAAGTTGCCTTTTCAAACATTTAAGAAAACAAGTGATGGCAGGGTAAGAGATAAAAAGCACGCTGTGGCAAAGGTACTCGAAACTAGACCTAATCCATATCAAAGTCCGTTTAAGTTCAAGCACTTGATAGAAACCCATCGCAATACGTGGGGAAATGCTTACATCAATATTAATTGGGGAGCAGATGGCCGGCCAAAAGAATTATGGCTTCTGAATCCTGCTGTAACAGAACCTCATGTTGATGTGAAAACGAATGAACTATGGTATTACACCACATTACCAAACGGGAAGGATGTAAGAATTGGTTACGGTGATATTATTCATCTAACAGCACTTTCAACTGACGGATTAAAAGGAAAACCACCCATACAAGTAGCACGTGAAGCAATCGGTAGCAGTCAGGCTGCTCAAAAGTTTAAAGGGAAGTTCTATAAGCATGGTGCATCCAACAGTGGTGTTTTAAAAGTTCCTGGTATGTTGAATCCTGAAGCCAAAGAAGTTGTGCGTAGTGAGTGGGAGAGGGCAAATACAGGATTAAACAATGCGCAACGAATTGCTATTTTAGATGCGGGATTAGAGTTTCAAAGCATATCAATGCCATTAAAAGATGCTCAATTCGTAGAAGGTATGAAATACGACAAAACCGATATTGCTATGCTCTATAACATTCCAATGCATATGGTCAATGAATTAGAAAGATCTACGCATAACAATATGGAACAACAGTCATTGGATTTTATTCAGAATACACTTAGCCCTATTATCAAACAGTGGGAAGAAGAATTTACGTATCAATTATTTTCAGAGCGAGAGCAATTAAGATATTACTCTAAGTTTAACCTTACTAGCTTATTACGTGCGGATTCTAAGTCGCGCGGTGAGTTTTACAAAACGATGTGGGAAATTGGTGGCTTTGACATTAATAAAATATTAGAGCTTGAGGATATGGACGGTATTGGAGAAATGGGTAATAAACGTTTCGTATCACTTAACTACACAACACTTGATCTTATAGAAGAGTATCAACGTGCTAAATCAGGCGCATCGAAAGGGGGTGAGGAAAATGAAGAAGAATAGAAATTATCCTGTTTACATGAGTGCAGGATCTCATCAGTCAAATCAACTTATGACGGTTAAAAACCTCACCGAAACATCGGCAGACTTATACATTTATGGTGAAATTGTAGACAACACAGATTATAAATGGGACGAAGCAGATGTCATGCCTGATGATGTTTTGAATGCGCTACGACAAGTTGAAGGGTTAAACAATCTCAACATTTATATCAACAGTCCTGGTGGTTCTGTTTTTGCTGGTTTAGCGATTTACAACATGCTTGCAAGAAACAAGGCAAAGAAAACCGTTTATATTGATGGTGTGGCTGCATCAATGGCTTCAGTAATAGCCATGGCTGGAGATACAATCAATATTCCTTCCAATGCGTTTTTGATGATTCACAATCCGTGGACTATCGCTTTAGGTAACGCTACTGAATTAAGGAAAGTGGCAGATGATCTTGATACGATTGCCACAGGTGCCATGAATGTTTATAAAGAAAATATGAAGGAAGGCATTACGGAAGAAACGATTCAAGAGTTGCTGAATAATGAGACGTGGTTAAACGGTGAAGAAGCAGCGAAATATTTTAACGTAGAAATCATGGAAGCTAAAAACTATGCTGCATGTGCAAGCGAAGTATTGAAAAAGTATGATAAGACACCTCAGAAATTACTAGCTATAAATCAATTGAAACAATGTCAAACAAGTGACACTCAAGATGAAAAAATCAAATTACAAAATGAGCTGGACCTTCTAACAATTTAGAGGTCTATTTTTAATGCTCATAAGGAGGAAAATGAATTGAAAAAACTATTAGCAAACACACTTAATCAAGCGATGTTTTCATTACTATCGAACAAAAACGTTTTGTCTGTAAAAATGGACGGTACCACAGGAATGACGAAACGTGAGCAAGAACTACGTCAGTCTGTTGCAGATTTAAAAGATGAAGCGCAAGAACTGCAGGATGAGGGTAAATACGAAGAAGCGAAAGCAAAAATTGAAGAAGCGAAAGCAGCGAAGAAAGATCTTGATAACTTCTTAGCACTTCAAAAAGATTTTCAAGGTTTAACGGTACCAGACCCACAAGCTCACGGTGGCCAAATGCCTGGTGAGCCTAAACAGGATGATAAAAAAGAATATAAGCAAGTATTCTTCAAGGCTTTACGTGGCCATAAATTAACTGAGAGTGAAATGTCTGTGATGGACGAATTTAAAGCAGCCTTATCTGAAAAAACAGGTGAAGATGGCGGTTATATTGTTCCGGAAGACATCACTACAACGATCAACGAACTGAAGAATACGGTTGATAACTTAGAACAATACGTAACAGTGGAGCCAGTTAAAACGAATAAAGGCGCCCGTACATTAGAACGACGTGCAGATTCTACACCATTTGCTCCACTATCTGAATATGGCGACCCTAATGCTATGGCTGAAATTAACTCACCACAGTTTGACCGTATCACTTACGAGATTGAAGATTACGCAGGTTTCTTGCCAGTTCCAAATGATTTACTATCTGACACGGACCAAGCATTAGAAGCTTACTTGCGTAAATGGTTAGCTAAAAAATCAAAAGCTACACGAAATAGTTTAATTCTTGCTGTGCTAAACGCCCTTTCTAAGACGAAATTTGATGATCATAAAGGTATTAAAACAGCACTTAACGTTGACTTAGATCCAGCTCATGCACAAGTAGCATCTATCTTCACTAACCAAGATGGTTTTAACTACTTGGATCAGTTAGAAGACAACAATGGAAAACCACTACTTCAAGAGGATCCACAAGATGCTACACGTAAATTATTGCATGGTCGCTCGATTGTAGTTCTTTCAAACAAAACAATTGCAACTGATACTACCACAACCCCAGGTGAGTCTCTAGCGCCATTTATCGTAGGTGATTTAAAAGAGGCGATTGTGTTGTTCGACCGCAATCAACTGTCTGTAGATATGACTAAAGAAGGCGGTAATGCTTGGAGAACAAACACGACTGAATTCCGGGCTATTGAGCGTGAAAACGTTAAATCTTGGGATTCTGAAGCTGTTATCTTTGGTCAAATTGATATTGCAGCACCTATTGCTTAATTAAATAATTTAAAAGGGAGAGTTTTACATGAAAGCAAAAGTAATTCGAGCGTTTCGCGATAAAAATAACAACAAGAAATATATTGCAAAAAATACCATTTTCGAAGCGACAGCAGAACGTATTCAGGTATTAAAAGAAAAGGGTTTTGTAGAAGTGGAAGAAAAAACAGAAGACCCATCTGTGCTCGATGGTAGCATTGATGAAGTGAAAAAGAACACCGATGGTCTAACGGTAGATGAAGTAAAGGCATTGTTAGAAGTTGAAAAGGCTGGCGATAATCGAAAAGGTTTAGTCAGTTATTTCGAATCTTTAATTGAAGCAGCAGAAAGTAATCCAACAGAAGAGGGCGAGTAATATCGCTCTCTTTTTTTCGAGAGGGTGATAATGGTGACTTTAACACCAGATGAACTAGCTAAATTAAAAAAATATATTCGAATTGATTATGATGACGATGATCCTTTACTTGAAACGTTTTATAACCAGGCGGGTATTTATATCCGTAATCAGGTAGGCGCTATTGATGAAACCAACGAGAATATGCTTGAACAGTATAATCAGGCGAGAGCATTACTTGTTCAACATTGGAATGATAATCGACAATCTTTTCGTTCCGATAAAGATTATGAAGTGCCTCACTCTCTAAATAGTATCGTATTACATTTGAAGTATTGTTATCCAGTTGGTGATCAAGTATGAGAATTAATCCAGGTGATTTAAAACAAAAGCTTATTTTTCAAAAACCTGCAGGTGGAACAAACGAGAATGGTTTTCCAATTACACAACCCATTCCATATAAAACGGTTTGGGGTGCGTTAAAGACATTGCGAGGTAATCGATTTTATACTGCAGCACAAAATCAAATGGAGAATAATCGTGAATTCCTCATTCGTTATCAAAAGGCTTTGGATGAAACAGAACGACCGAAGAATTTAACGGTTATGTGGAATCAAAAAGAGCATGAGATAGTCTCAATTGAAAATGATGATGGATTGAATGTGTCTATGACGGTTGTTGTGAAGGTTGTGTCTTAATTGAAGCTAGAATTTGAAGGTTTAGACGAACTTCTACGAGAAGTTGAACTGATTCAGTTGGCTCCGGAACATGTGAAAGACAAAGCGCTTATTCGTGCAGCCGATTTACTCAAAGAGCGTATGAAAGACGAAGTTTATAACCATGGCTTGAATCCGTATTCCGGTGACGCACAAAGGTCTATAGATCGAACAAACCCTAAAAATGGTGAGGTATTTGTTGGAACAAAAGGTGGTAAGAAGCAGGAAGGTTACTACTTATACATGCATGAGTTTGGCTATTATAATGTCGTGGCCAAGCGCTTTATTGCTCCTAAACCCTTTGCTAGTATCGCCTTTGAATTAAGTAAAGGAAAGATATTAGACATTTATGTTGAGGAACTAAGAAAGGAGATGAAGATTATTTGAATGTCAAAAAGATGATAATTGATGCTCTTCGTCCGATTAATGTTCCTGTCACAACGTTAACCGGAAACAATAATAATAGTGAATACATCATTATTAACGAATACAATCAAGCATCTGGTTTAAATGCGGATGATAAAGAGGTGTCCACAAAGTATTTTTATCAAGTTGATGTTTTTACTTCAGGCGATTTTACAACGATTGTAGCTGAAGTAGAAAGTAGATTAAAAGAAGCAGGCTTTAAGCGGATGTTTTCCAGCGAATCATATGACAACGAAGCTCAAAAGTACAGAAAAATATTACGTTTTAGTTACGCAACCGACTTAGACTAGGTTGCTATTTTAATTTTAGGAGGAATAAATATGGCGATTAAAGGATTAGATATGTTGCATTACGCAGTTATCACGGAAGAAAATAGTACAACAACGACATACGGAACAATCAAGCCATTCGGACCAGCAATGGCGCTTAACTTACAGCCGACAATCAATAGAGGTAACCTACGAGCGGATGATAAAGTTCTGTTCTCAGATTCATCAAAAGGACCAATCTCCGTATCAGTTAACACAGCTTACCTAGAAAAAGCAGTTGAAGCAGATGTATTAGGTAAAACAGTCGATGCGAATGGTGGTATTACTGATACAGCGAGTGATAATGCACCATACATTGCGATTGGCGGCCGAGCAAAATCAGCGCGTGGTGGATATGAATACTTCTGGGTTTATCGAGTGAAATTGGCACCTGCAGAAGAAAATAAACAAACAGAACAAGATACACCTTCATACCAAACACCGAATTTAACAGGTGAGGGTTTACCTAGAATCAACGACGGATTCGAGAAGTATAAACTTTGGGACCAAGACCCCGATGTTGTCGATAAATCAATTATTGACGAGTGGTTTAACGAAGTGATCGATAAAACTTGGGTTCCACTGCCGTAGGTGATGAATGATGAAAATTGAATTAATGATTGAAAACCAAAAACAAACATTTACTGTGCCATTTACTCCATTGCTAGCTAGACGTAAGTATTATGAACTGATGGCAGAATTAGAAGCGAAAAATGGAGAAGTTGAACCAACACCAAAAGATATTTTAGAAGAAGACGATGAGCTATATTCTATCTTATCTGATGTTGTATTCCAAAAACAATTCACGTTAGAAAATCTATATGCGGGAGCAAGTAAAGAGTATTTAGATGGAAAACTACGCGAAGCGATTTTTGGAACGAAGCCAAAGAAGGAAAGTGAAGAGGGAAACGAGACGGGGGAGTGACGTTTAGAGAAGCGTACACTTCCCTTAAAACTTTGTATAAAAAGTTAATGTTTCCACAACAACAATATACGCAGAAATGGACGCTAGCTGAAATAGATCAGTTAGACGTCCATTTTTTTGAAGAATTAATGAGTATGGATCAAATAGAAAAAGAGGTTTATTTATCTGAAGTGTGGTAGGAGGTGGGAAAATGGCAGTAAGAGAAGTAGGTAACCTGAGAACGAAGTTATCTTGGGAAGATGAGGGAGCGACGAGGTCCTTGAAAGGATTCGCCCAAGATTTAAAGGGTTTAAAATCCGAAATGAATTTAGCTCGTTCTAGTGGTAGAGATTATACAAACAGTCTAAAAGGATTGCGTGAGCAGTCAGATATTCTTACGAGACGATTTCAGACTCAACAAGAAAAAGTGAAAGAACTGAGACACCGTTATGAAGAATCTAAGAAAGCAAAAGGCGAGGATGCAGAACAAACAAAAAATCTTTCTGCTGAATATAACAATGCTACAGCGCAAATGAATCGTACTGAATCACAACTAAAAAATATCAACAAAGCAATTGACGATCAGATTAATCCTTTAAAACGATTGGGCACTCAACTAGATTCAACAGGGAAAAGCATGCAGTCGGTTGGAAGAAAGATGGCGGACTTCGGTGAAAGCTATTCTATGCGAGTAACCGCACCTATTGTTGCAGGCGGTGCTGCTGTATTTAAAGCTTCAGTTGATTTTGAATCTGCTTTTGCAGGTGTAGAAAAAACCGTCGACGGTTCAGCTAAACAAATCGATAACCTAAGACAAGGTATCAGAGACATGGCTAAAGACATTCCTGCCACCACAGAGCAAATAGCTGCTGTCGCTGAATCGGCAGGGCAGTTAGGTATTGAGACAGAGAAGGTAGAAGAATTTACCCAGACTATGATTGATTTGGGTGAAGCAACTAACTTAACGAGCGAGCAAGCAGCTACTGAATTCGCTCGATTCGCTAACATCGTAGGTATGAGTCAAGATGACTTTGATAAGCTAGGATCCACAATCGTTGCGCTTGGTAACAACTTGGCCACCACCGAATCGGAAATCAGTAGTATGGCTATGAGGTTGGCCGGTGCAGGTGCTCAAGTCGGTTTGACTGAATCACAGATATTAGCATTCGCTGGTGCATTATCCTCTGTAGGTATTGAAGCAGAGGCAGGTGGTTCAGCGTTTAGTAAAGTCATGATTAATATGCAATTGGCAGCCGAACAAGGTGGAAAAGATCTAGAGAACTTTGCGAAAGTTGCGGGTGTTTCCGCAGAAGATTTTAAAAAGGCTTACGAAAAAGATGCGACAGGAGCGATCATTAGTTTCATTGATGGTTTATCCAAAGCAGAAGAGCGTGGATTATCCGCCATTGGTATTTTAGATGACATGGGTATTAAAGAAGTGCGATTACGTGATACGTTACTTCGTGCTGCAGGAGCAACGGACGTATTTACAGAGGCGGTCAAGATTGGATCAGAGGCGTGGGATGAAAATACGGCATTAACTGAAGAGGCTGAAAAAAGATACGGTACCACAGAGTCACAATTAAAAATCATGTGGAATCGTATAAAAGATGTTGCGATTAGTTTAGGTGATGCACTGGCACCCGCAATTATGGATGCCATAGATGCAGCAGAGCCTTTGATTCGAAAGCTAGAAGAAGGCGCACAAGCATTTGCTGATATGGATGAAGAACAACAACAGACTATTCTTAAATTAATTGGGTTAACGGCCGCCATTGGTCCGGCATCGATTGCATTTGGCGGATTTACAACAATGACTGGCTCTGCTCTTAGAGGAATTGGGAATCTAACAAAAGCGATCGGTAACAGGGGTGCAGCTGGTAATACTTTAAATAGTAGCATAGCGGGATTGGCTGGCACCGGCGGAAGCTTACCTATCCTTGCCGGCGGATTAGCTGCGGCGGGATTAGCATCGTATGGTTTGTATAAACACTTTAGCCAAGAATTAATACCAGAAGTCGAGTTATTCGGTGATGGTGTATCAAAAACTACAGAAGAGTCTCTAGGTAGTTTTTTAGAACTAAATTCAGAAGCTACAGTTTTACTTAATGAACTTTCCTGGACTGGTAAAACAGTATCAGAAGATATGAAAGATTCGATGGTAGAAACTTTCGGAGAAATGAAAGAACAAATTGTTTCCAGTCTTCAAGAACAGAAAATCGAAAGCCTAGAGGCCGTAAAGGAATTATTTAAAGAAACTAAGGACATAAGTGCAAAAGAGCAAGCAGAGATATTAGAAAGTGTCACAAAAAGTTATGATGAAAGAGTTAAGCAAGCTGAAGAGAGTTATGCAACAGCAATAGATATTATGAATAAAGCTTATGAAGAAGGTAGAGGTATAACTGAGAAGGAACAAAATGAGATTAATCGCTTGTTAGAGGAAGGTCAAAATACGGCAATAGAAATTATGACTGAAAGTGAAAAGGAACAAACGATTATTCTTGAAAGAATGCGAGATCAAGCTGATACAATTACTAAAAGACAAGCATCAGAAGTTATTTCAAACTCTTACGAACAAAAGAACGAAGTGGTAAAAGAGGCTGAAGATCAATTTTATCAACAAAAACTTGCTTTTGAAAATGCGCGAGATGTCACTGGTGAACTATCTAAAGAACAAGCGGACAAACTTATTGAAGAAGCTAGAAGGCAAAAAGATGAAACTATAGCTAGCGCAAAAGAAATGCATGAAGCAGTAATTAGTGAAGCTGTTGAAAAAAATCCAGAATTAGTTGAAGAAATAAGGTTAACAACTGGAGAAATTAAAACAGAGTGGGATAAATCGACCGATAACACAATTAAGAACTTTATGAGTTTAAATAAAAGTGCTAAAGATACGTTTAAGGATATAAAAATGTCGTTCACAGGTGACGAAATAGAAATGAAAAAACCACTCATCAATAGGTGGTTTGAGTTACAAGAAGATGCTTCAAGAATATGGAATAACATTAAAGGTATCTTCCAACAAAAAATATCTGTTTCAGCTCCGACGATAAGAGATCCAAACCTTCAACCTAAAACATCAAATATGGCACGATTTAAATACGCGACAGGCACTGACTATCACCCTGGTGGCGATTTTATAGCTGGTGAAGAGGGCTATGAGTTGGG